ATCCTCGGCGTACGGCAGCGGCTCCGCTGGCGAGCCCGCTACGAGGTGGCCAACAACAGCTACGCCCGCGGCATCGTCAACACGCTGGCCAACGACACGGTGGGCACCGGCCCGCGGCTGCAACTGCTCACGCCGAACGTCGCCGCGAACCGTCAGATAGAACACGCCTTCGCGCAGTGGTCCAACGCCGTGGGGTTCGCGGAAAAACTGCGGCTCCTGCGCACGGCCAAGTGCCAGGACGGCGAGGCGTTCGGGCTGCTGGCCAGCAACCCGAAACTGCCGTCACCGGTGCAACTGGACCTGCGTCTCGTGGAGTGCGATCAGGTATCGACCCCCGAGCAGAACTACTCGACGGCCGCGTTAGACGGGATCGAGCTGGACGACTACGGCAACCCGACCTACTACCACCTGCTGCACGTCCACCCCGGCGACATTTTCCAGTGGATCACGCCCAACGGCGGCGGCCTCTACCCGTTCCTGAACATCGGCTTCGACCGCATCCCGGCCCGGCTGATGGTCCACTGGTTCCGCAGCGACCGGCCGGGCCAGGCCCGCGGCATCCCCGAGCTGACCTCGTGCCTGCAACTGTTCGCGCAGTTGCGGCGGTACACGCTGGCGGTGATCCGGGCGGCCGAGGTGGCGGCGGACTTTTCGGCCCTGCTGGAATCGCCGGCGCCGGCCGACACGGGCGCCGACGCGGACGACCCGACGCCGTTTGAGTCGCTGGAAATCGAACGCGGGATGCTGACCACGCTGCCCGGCGGATCGAAGCTGGCGCAGCTCAAGGCCGAGCAGCCCACCACGACCTACGGCGACTTCAAACACGAAATCCTGAACGAGATTGCCCGCTGCCTCAACGTGCCGTTCAACGTCGCGGCCGGCAACAGCTCGAAATACAACTACGCGTCCGGTCGGCTGGACCATCAGACCTACTACAAGTCCCTCAAGGTCGAACGGGATCACTGCGAACGGGTCGTACTGGATCACGTCTTCGGCGCGTGGCTGGACGAGGCCGCGCTCGTGCCCGGTTTGCTGCCGGAAGGACTCGGCCCTTACGGTGACTGGCCGCACCAGTGGTTCTGGGACGGCCAGGAGCACGTTGACCCGGCCAAGGAGGCGATTGCCCAGGCGATGCGGCTGGCGAACCACACGACGACCTACGCTCAGGAGTACGCCCGGCAGGGGCAGGATTGGGAAGAGGCGCTGAGGCAGCGGGCGAAGGAAATCGAATTGATGGAGTCCCTCGGCCTGCCGCTGCCCAACGAGCCCGGAAACGCGGTGACGCCGGGGACTCCGACGGGGGCGCCCGACGCCGACCCGGAAGACGCGGGGCCGGAAGAAGAGGAGACGACCGTTGGCAACGACTGACGCCGAAATCCTGAAAGCCTCGGCGGAAAGCCCGCTGGAGTTGCGCATCATCGGCGCGTCGGAGGCGCTGGAACTGCTCGCCGGCGCTGCCGCGTCGGGCGACAAGCCCGCGCTCAAGCGGTTCAAGATCACGGCCTACACGGGCGGCCCGATGAACGTGGGCTACGGGGCGCCCGTCGTCGTGGACCTGGCGGGGATGGAGGTGCCGCACCAGAACATCCCGATTTTGCGGGACCACGACCACTCGCAGATCGTCGCGCATGCGGACTCCGTGGAGAAGACGCCGCAGCGGCTGAAGCTGGCCGGCGTCATGTCCGGCGTCGGGCCTGCGGCCCAGGAAGTCGTCGCGCTCGCGGCCAACGGCTTCCCCTGGCAGGCCAGCATCGGCGCGAGTGTGCAGAAGATGGAACGCATCGCCGACGGCGAGAGCGTGACGGTCAACGGGAAGTCCGTGGACGGCCCGGCCTACGTCGCGCGGAACACGGTCCTTGGCGAAACGTCCTTCGTGGCGATGGGAGCCGACTGCCACACCTCGGGCACGGTCACGGGTCGATTCCGGCCGGGGGGCGTGGTTATCCTCGCCTTCGTCCACAACAGCATCGTGGCTCCGGGCGAGCCGCAGTGGCCCGGCGTGGACAAGGCGAAGCTGCCGGACATGGCGTTCGCCGACCGGCCCGACCGCTCTTACCCGCACCATTGGGTCAAGGGCGGCGGCGAGCCCGACGACAAGGGCCGCGACACGACGGGAACGCTCTACCTGCACAAAGAAGGGCTCAACGCGGCCTGGGCCGCGGCGAACGGGGCGCGGTCGGGACAGAAGGCGCCCGCCGCCGTGATCAATCACCTCCAGGCCCACCGGCGGGCGCTGGGCATCAAAGACTAGCGCCGCCAGGCGCCCACGGGACACGAGAGGGCATCACCAATGGCTTACGCGAATTTCGAGGCGTACTGCGTCGAACACGGGCACGACCCGGCTCAGCTGACCGACGTGCAGAAGTCGCCCCTCCAGGCGGCCTACAAGCTGGCGACCGCGCCGCCGCCGCCGCCTCCCGCGCCGGCCAAGGACGACGCGACGAAGGGGCTGCAAGACGTGCTGGCCGCCCAGCGCAAGGAAAACGAGCGCGTCGAAAGCATCACGAAGCTGGTGGGCAACTTCATCACCGAGCGCCCCGGCTGCGTCGAGCAGGTCGAGGCGCTGTCCCGCCAGGCCATCGAAGGCAAGTGGGACGTGCAGGCGCTGGAACTGGCCCTGCTCCGCCTCGGGCGGCACACGGCCAGCAGCATCAGCCTGCTGTCCCGCGGCTCCCCGGAGATCGGCCAGAAGGTGATCGAGGCCGCGGTGTGCATGACCGGCGGCCTGGAAACCATCGAGAAGGAATACGATGCCGGCACGCTGGAGGCCGCCCACACGCACTTCCGGCACGGCCTCAGCATCGGCGAGCTGGTGCTGATGAGCGCCCGGCGTAACGGGTTCCGGGGCGACAGTCTCCGTGGCAACCTGCCCGGCGCCCTCCGCGCGGCCTTCCGCGCCGACCAGGACGCCCAGCAGATTCGCGCCGAAGGCACCTCGACGTACACGATCCCCGACGTGGTGTCGAACGTCGCCAACAAGTTCCTCCGCGTCGGCTTCGAGGCCGTTGACCAGGCGTGGCGGCGCATGAGCGCCATCCGCTCCGTCAAGGACTTCAAGCAGACCACGACCGTCGCCCTGACCGGCGGCGAGCTGTACAAGCAGGTCGCGCCGTCCGGCGAGTTGAAGCATGGGTCCATCGGCGACCTGGCTTACAACAACCAGGCGTCCACCTACGGCACGCTGCTGGCCATCGGCCGGCAAGACCTGATCAATGACGACACCGGCGCCCTGACCAGCGCGGGGCGCCGGGTCGGCCGAGGCGGCGCGCTGAAGCTGAACGACATCTTCTGGACGGTGTTCCTGAACAACTCATCCTTCTTCACCAGCGGGCACAGCAACGTCTCGACGGGCGGCGGCAGCGCGTTGGCCCTGGCGGGCCTCCAGACGGCCGACTCGACCTTCGTGACCCAGACCGACCCCGACGGCTTCCCGCTGGGGGTCAGCGCCCGCCTGCTGGTCGTGCCGTCCGCACTGCGAATCACCGCCCTGAACCTGATGAACTCCACGTTCATCGTCAGCGGCAACACCACGGGCCTGCCGGACGGCAACGCCTTCGCGGGCGCCTACGAGGTGGTGTCCTCGCCGTACATGAGCAACAGCACTTACACCGGCAACAGCTCGGCCGCGTGGTACATCCTCGCCGACCCGAACGACCTGCCGGTGATCGAGGTGGCGTTCCTCAACGGCGTGCAGATGCCCACCGTGGAAACCACTCAGGCCGAGTTTGAAATCCTCGGCATCGCCATGCGGGGTTACTTCGACTTCGGCGTCAGCCTCCAGGAGTACCGCGGCGGCGTCCGCTCGGCCGGCAGCTAACGGGGCCGGCGGCGGAGAGGCAATCGCCCGATTGGAGAGATTCACTGTGCGAATTTTGGTACTGCGCAACATTGGCCGGAAGACGTTGGACGCACTCCCCAAGGGCACGCCCGCTTACTCCGAGGGGCAGGTCGTGGAGTGCGACGACGCGACGGCCACCGCCCTCATCGAGTCGAAGCTCGCCGAACGGGCCGACTCGGTGAGGGCGGTCACGCCCGTCAGGGAAAAGCTCAAGGGCGTGACCCCGGAGAAGTAACGTGGCCGAAGCGGCTGAGAAAAAGGTGGTGTGCCTGGGGCAGCCCAGCTACGGCCAGTTGACGGCCGGGGCCGCGCGCGGCTTCTACCGCGCGTCGGAAGACAAGCTGAAGGTCCACGCCAACGCCATTCAGTCGAGTCTTCTGGCCCAGGCGTTCAACATCCTTTGGTGCTGGATGCTCAACCGCCGGCACAACGGCGACCCCGTGAGTTACTTCGCCATGCTCCACGCCGACGTGGAGCCCGAAGACTGGTGGCTGGACAAGCTGGTCGAGGAACTGGAGGCGAAGGGCCTCGACGTGCTGGGCGCGGTGGCGCCGATCAAGGACCGCCGCGGCGTGACCTCGATTGCGATGGCGCACGACAGCGGCGACCCGTGGCGTGTCCACGGCCGGCTGACGATGCGTGAGGTCCACCGCCTGCCCGAGACGTTCACGAGTGAGGACGTGGGGCGTACCATCCTGCTCAACACCGGCTGCTGGGTCGCGAAGGTCGGCGACTGGTGCAATCAGGTCCATTTCACGATCAACGACCGGATCGCCTTCGACGCGAAGCGCAACGCCTACGTCGCCGAGTGCGAGCCGGAAGACTGGTTTTTCAGCCGCCTTCTTCACGAGCTGGGGCTGAAAGTCGGTGCGACTCGCAAGGTGAAATTGGGGCACCGCGGCGACACGGTTTTCGTCAACTCGCACCCGTGGGGCACCGACAGCTTTGACGAGCAGGGGCTCAAGCGGTCGGTGCTTGACGAGGCGGTTGACGAGGGCGGCGAATCGGACTGGTTCCCGCACGACGCGGCCGGCTGGCTGCTGGAAGAGGAGGGCCGCGAGCTGGCCCGACTGGCGGCCGGCAAGGCGGTCCTCGAAATCGGCTCCTACTGCGGGCGCTCGACGGTCTGCCTGGCCAGGACGGCGCGGGCCGTGACGGCGGTGGACAGCTTCGACGGCCGCGGGACGGAGATGCCCGGCGACACTTACCGGACGTTCCTGGCCAACCTGGAGCGCTACGGCGTCTCGGCCAAGGTGCGGGCCGTGCGTGGCACGTCGGCCGAGGTGCTGGGCAGGCTGCCGCCGGTCTACGACCTGGCGTTCATCGACGGCTCGCACGACCGCGAGTCCGTGGTCGCCGACGCGGGGCGTGCGGCCCTGTTGCTGCGGCCGGGGGGCGTACTGGTCTTCCACGACTACCAGACCGTGACGGACCCCGGCGTGACGCAGGCGGTAAACGAACTGATCGAGTCGGGCGGCGCGTTGCTGTCC